GCCGTGCTTTATAAAAAAGGGAATATGGGCGACTGGGCACGCTTCTGTAACATATTTGGTATGCCGATCCGCGAGTATACCTACGATGCGGGCGACGAAGAAGCACGTAGGACGCTTATCCGAGAAGCACGCTCACAAGGCACGAACGCGGTGTATATTCACCCCAAGGACAGCGACCTGAAACTGCTCGAGGCGGCCAACAAAACAGGCAGCAGTGAATTGTATCGCACCTTTGCAGAATATTGGGACAGTAAAATCAGTATCCGTGTATTGGGCAATACACTCACCACCGATGCCAAGAGTACCGGCACGCAAGCACTCGGCACGATACACAAGGAAGAAGAGGACGAGATGAATGCGGACGACCGTGAGTTCATCCTTGATATCCTGAACTATCAGATGCGCGACATCTTTGCCAATCTTGGCTTCAACACCGAAGGTGGCGAGTTCGTCTACGCCAAGAAGGACAAGGTGGACGTGGCGCAGCAAATCGATATCGTGCAGAAGTGTGCCAATATGGGCCTACCCATCGACGACGATTATCTGTACGAGACCTTCGGTATAGCCAAGCCCGAGAACTACAGCGAATTAAAAACAAAGAAAGAGGAGGAGCGTGCAGCACTGCGCGAACGGATGCAACAAGAGCCCACAGAACCTACACCGCCCACCAAACCCACATCGCCCACTAACGCCCTGAGCCGTTTTTTCGGCATAGCCCCGAAGCCTGTCGGGGCGGACAACGATTTTTAATTGACAGCCTTTATTACGGTGACAATCGCTGCAGATGTCACAGCCACTTCCGCAATGTCGGTGAGGGTGTGAATTTTTCTACCGACATTCTGAGCGACTTTCTGCGCGAAGTGTATGACGGCTTCGACACGTCCACCGAAATTGAACCAGGCATGTGGCGTGAGCTGCTGCGCCTGTTGCACGAGGCTGCGGTACAGGGGTTGGCACGTGGCGACTATCAGCCACAGCACAACGACGATTTTCTAAACGCCATGCGTCATGGTAATGAGGTATTCGCTGCGTTCAAGGTGCACGCTATGGGTGAGGCGATGGCGGCCAAGCTATTGGACTCGAACGGCCGTTTAAAACCGTTCGAACAGTGGTTGAATGATGTTCAAAGCATCTCATCGCACCACGTGGGCGCATGGTTACGCACTGAATATAATACGGCCGTACTGCGGGCACACGCCGCGGCCGACTGGCAGGAGTTTGTCCGCAATAAAGACGTAATGCCCAATCTACGCTGGATGCCCACCACCTCACCCGATGCCGAGGCCTCACACCGGTCCTACTGGGAAAAGAAACTCACGCTGCCCGTAGACCACCCATTTTGGGCGAAGCATCACCCGCAGGACCGGTGGAACTGCAAGTGCTCGCTTGAGGCCACCGATGAGCCTGCTTCACCGGAGGACCTGGTGGAGGATATGCCGGCTCCGAATCCGCAGCAGGGACTGGACAACAATCCCGGACGAGACGGGCACCTCATTAACGACACGCATCCCTACTTCCCCGAGAACTGTGCCCACTGCCCATTCTATAAACCGAAGGGTATTAGGAATCGGATTAAGGCAGTGTTTCAGAATCGCAAAAAAGACTGTTTCCATTGCCTGTATATTGATGCCAAGCTGCCGGGTAAAGAGTGGGGCAACTCAAGCATTCAACCACCCGAAGTAAGCACCTACAAGCGTACACACAAAGGGCAGGTACTTGTCAGTCCTTATCACGGTAAGAATGAACTTGCTGACAACAAACGCCTTGCAAACTTCCTCGCTGACAAACTGAAGACAAAGGTATATCTGTTGCCCCGGTTGGAACAGACAACCGAGGAAGGACGTAGGTTGCGCCGTAAACTGCTGCCGCCTGGTGTAAAAGAGGGAAAGAACCCTGACTACCTGATAAACGGTCTGCTGTTCGACGGAAAATCCATGTATGGCTTGAAAAAAGATGCCAACATGAAGGAACAGCATAACGCTATTATCAACCACATTAAGAAAGCCAAGAGGCAAGCAGACAACATCGTGCTGGAGATACCGAGTTTCGTAGGTAGAGAAATGATACACCGAACTGTTAACGGCTACCTTTCGCAAAGCAGGAAAGAACGGATTATCATGGTGCATTGGAAGAATAAATTACTGGTGTATGGAGGCAAAACAAAACGTTAGACTTATGGAGTCTAACGTTATGGGAGGTTCCGGAGACGGCAAGCCGGCTCTCCAGTACCGATGCAAAGATATGAAATATTTCGTTATGAACAAACTTTTAAGCAATTATTTTTATGAATGCTAAACAAATAGCCGACATCATCGCCCGTGCACCGAAGCAGGTGGAACGTGCCATGCGTGACGAAATACCACGCAAGGCGGCCATCATAGCAAAGAACCACTTCCGTCAGAACTTCCGTGATGGTGGCTTTACTGATGACGGACTGCACGCCTGGAAGAAGACAAGGCGGCAAGAAGCAGGAAGCCCTTACAAGCCGCTGACCTCAGAGCGCAATCATCTGATGAACAGCGTCGATGCCGTATCTGCGCCGGGACAGGTGACGGTTGTCAACCCTGTGCCGTATGCACGTATCCACAACAAGGGCGGCACCATTCACACAAATCCTACCATCACGACAAAAATGCGTAAGATGGCATGGGCTAAAGTATATGCATTGGCAGGCATAAAGGGTAAAGGTAAACTGCCGAAAGAACTGCCCGAAGAGGCAAGGAAGTGGCGCGCGCTGGCACTAACCAAGAAAACGAAACTCAATATTACCGCAAAAATACCCCGGCGACAGTTCATCGGTGATAGCAAAGAACTGCGTGTAAAGATTAATCAAATCGTCATTAACAAATTAAATGAAATAAAAAATGGAATCACTTCTCGTTAATCTCATCAATAAGATTGCCAGTGAGCTGCCTTGGGCGCGTACCGTGGACGAGGACTACGGCCAGCTCGAGGCCCTCGACGACGAAAACATCGATATGTATCCGCTTACTTTTCCGGCCGTCTTGATCGACCTACCAGGCACAGAATGGAGCGACGCGGGCGACCTGTCGCAGCGCGGCGTATGCGAAGTGCGTGTGCGGCTCGCTATCGACTGCTACGACGACACGCATGCCGGCAGCCAAACAACAGACCGAATTATGCAACGCGAGGAAAAAAGAAAAGCCCTGCACGCATTGTTGCAGGGTTATAGGGCAAGTAGCGAGGGGGCTTTGATACGTACCCGCTCAAAGTTCTTTACGTTCAATCACGGGATAAAGGTGTATGAGGCAACCTACACCTGCGCCATGTCAGAAACTACTCGGGAAAGAGCGACAATTGCGAAGAAGACGATTTCTGTTTCCGTAAGGATCTGAAGCCCATGTACCGGCTCCGTTTAACGGTCTGTCCGTCCACAGTCGCGCCTTCCATCAGCATACGCTTGATGATGCGCAGCGTGGTGGCCTCGCAAATAAAGAACTCCTCTGTCGAAAGTTTATGAATGACATCGTCGAAGCGCAAACGCTGCACCTCAGACCAATAGTAGAACCGCTCGAAAAGTTTCTTGTCGCGCTCTTCTATGAGCTGTTTGTTTCTTCCTTTTGCCATCTTTCCCCTCATTCATTAATCAATATATGCAAAAGTAATAAAAAAATCCCTGCAACTACAAGCGTTACAGGGATTTTTTTACATACAGTCAGCATATCATAGCTTTAACTTTCCGTCATGCCCAGCGGAATGCTTCTCCACATGCCGTTGACATCCTTCTGTTCAGCCCGGATAAACTGCTTGCTCACCTCGGGCTGATAGCTTTCTTCTATGATACGAACGCCCTCGAGGAAACGGCTGTCTCCTGTCTCCTCTGCCACTTTGCGCAGCTGTACGATACGCGAAGCCTTGAGCGTTCCCTTAGCATCACGTGAAAGCAGACGCAGCACCATGCTCACCAGCGACTTTGTCTTCTCATCTTTGGCCAAACTCTCGATGTACTCCTTCACAATACCAATGCCGTCCTCGACAGTGTCCCGATAGCCGTCGGTTACATATACGCCAAGTGTGATGCGCTTGCTGCCTTCGGAGTTGGTGAAGGTGTGGCTCTTTTGGTCATCCCTAACGGTCTTAAAGATATTTCCCTTGAGTTCAAGGATCGTCTTGAAATTATCAAGCACCTGTTGCTTGCTCTGCTTGATTTTTTCGCTTACTGCAAGCAGCACGGGGATGGATTTCTCTATCTCGTCATCTACCAGCTGTTTGTACATCTCGCGGTCAGCACGCGCCTTAGCTTCTGCTGCGCGTTTTTCTTCAGACTTCCGGAAAGCCTCAAAGCGGGCTTTCTCCTCTGCCGTCATTTCAACGGTCACTTTTGTTTCTTCATTCATATACTTAACATTTTGTGGCATGCCCCATGTTGATGAAGACATAAGAGGTAGTGCCAGGTTTATCTTTGTTCTCTTGCTCTTTCAGCCCGCCTTTCCGTTTTATCGCCCGCAGCTTCACAGCAAGGACTTCCAATTCGTCGATGCTGATGTGGCGGAAGGCTTTGCCAGCAATGCGTGCATCTTCGCAGAAAGCATTCACACGGTTCCAGTTGGTGGTGTCGATGCCGAGCTGTTGCATGAGCTTTAGCACTTCGCTGCGCCTGCGCCGGAGTTGTCGGCGCAAGGCTTCGCGCTGCGCATCGTGGCCCGTGAGACGTTCCATATCGCCACACATCAGGTCGTATTCCTGCGGTGTAGTTTCGCGCAGCGAGAAGGTGCGGCCGTCGGTGTATTGCGCTACGAGCGTTTCCTTATCTGCACCCGGTAGCAGCTTCAGCAGGGTGTAGAAGCGAGCGTAGTTGCGTTCGTGGGTCATTGCGGTTCGTTTAAGGGTTGCATGTAATACACTTGCAAAGGCTTACCATTGCGCTTAATCAGCAGACGTGTCTCTCCGTCTTCGGTTTGCAGGTCGGCTGCCACCTCGCTCCTCACCATGATATCGCGACGCGTGTAGAGCGTTTGAATGAAGGCGTCGATGAAATCGAGCAAGTCCATCCACTCCTCGGGCGTGTTGTCAATGCCACGCATGGCGT